GTTCTTGTAAAGAATGGCGGATATGGTCAACAAGAAAGAATGATATTTGACAAACGCAGAACTTTTGATCGCGTTCTGCGTAGCTCTTACCAAGCCGCAACTATTCGCAGGGTACAGAGCTTAGATCCTATTGAAAGTTCATCTAGTTCAAGAGTTTATGACCCCAACCCACATGAATATTGTAAGGCGTTAATTAACCCAGACAAGAACAAGATGGACTATGACGATAAAATTGTGTCTATACACAATGAAGAAGATTATCATTCCGGTGATATATTTGAATGGGTTGGAACTAATACTTTTTGGCTTATTCATTTGCAAGAATTAACTGAATTGGCTTATTTTAGAGCAGAGATAAGAAGATGTAATTATGAAATAAAATGGGAAGATGAAATGGGTATAAGACATTCTACTTATGCCGCAGTGCGTGGCCCAGTAGAAACAAAAATTGATTATATCCAAAAGCATGGTATCAGTATTGATAATCCTAATCATTCTTTACATATTTTAATGCCAAGAACCAAAGAAGCACTTGAATATTTTAGACGTTACAGTAAGTTTTATTTGCAAGGAGAGAATGAGGGTTCGCCGCAAGTATGCTGGAGAGTTGAGGCGACAGACTGGATTTCTACTTCTGGTATACTTGAAATTACTGCGGTTGAATATTATGCAAATGAATTTGAAGATGATTTGGATCAAGGAATCGTTGGTAGTCTTATTATGAACCCACCAATTGATCCTAATCCACTTCCAGAGCCAACTGAGCCTATTATTGAGGGAGATACTTTCATTAAACCTAAAATTAAGTACAGTTTTGTATTCACAGGAGAGGTTATTTCTGGTGCCTCTTGGTCTATTGTTGAAACTAACTGTCCCGCTAGACTTTATTTAGATCTCAGCAATCCTCTACAAATTCAAATTTGTTGGGAAGCTATTTATAGTGGGCAATTTACTATTAAATATGGAAAGTATGAGAAGATAATAGTTGCACAGTCATTATATTGAGATAAAGGAGATATTAAATGAAAATTGAAGGCTTTTTAGAGCCAAAGTCCTCTTTTTTATCTGTTGAAAAAGATTTGGCTACTATAACAGACAAGATTATGAAGTGTGATAGAATAAAGCGTTTGCTTTACTACACAACTCCAGATGCTTTGGATCAACCTAATCTTACTCCAGAGCAGGAAAAAACTTTATTTCCAAAAAATATAAAGACAATTCCGAAATTATATGTTGATGGAAGTGTATTAAACTACATTATTATTAATTTTGATAATTTTATTCCAAATGCTACTAATCCAGAATTTAGAGATAATGTAATTGAATTTGATATTGTTTGTCACTTCGATCAGTGGCAGCTTAAGGATGCGAAGTTACGACCTTATAGAATTGCTGCTGAACTTGATACGATGTTTGATGAAGCGCATTTAAGTGGAATAGGTAAGACAGAATTTGCGGGAGCCACTCAAATTATCCTCACGGACGAGTACGCGGGACTCTGCTTGATGTACCGCACGGTTCATGATGGTGATGATGAAAAGAATATGATTAACCCTAAAGAATGGGAATCTTATATTGAGGAGTTTAATAAGCAGTATAATGAGCGCGATTAACACTACTGCTCTTGCTACTGGAATTGATATAGTTATTCCTGAATGTCAGCTTATTTTACATCAACCGACTTTACTTGAAATTTCCTATTTGGGAAGAGAAAAGTTTATGTCCGGTATTTATGCACTTAACATTTCTAAAGAGTCAATTAAGTTTGAGGACGAAATTGATTTAAGTGAAGTTTCAAATTTTCAATTATTTATGATGGTGATGGAAGACGAAAGAACTTTGGATAAAAAGCAAGCCGTTCAAGAGGTTCTAAGTTTAATATTTCCTAAATATAAAATAAGCTTTACACCACGTTCCCTAATGTTTTATCAACAAGAAATAGGAATGATTACAGTAGATGATAGTAATTTTGATGCACTACAAGAAATAATACAAATAGTATTTTGCTTAAATCATGGTAAAGATGAAGAAATTCAATACAATGTTAATGAAAATGATACAAGAGCAAAAGAAATTCGAGATAAAATAATGCGTGGTAGAGAAAAAGTCGCCGCTATAAAAAGTAGAGATGCTGGCGATTTTATATTAAATTATATTTCAATTTTATCTGTTGGTTTAGGAATATCAATGTTAGCTTTTAAAGAATATACATTGTTTATGCTTTGTGACCAAGTAGAAAGATTTGGAATGTATAAAAGTTGGGATATTGATATTAAATCTCGACTTGCGGGTGGTAAGATCGATCATGATCCACCTGATTGGATGGCAAACATCCATAAAAATATTTGATAACACATTCGTGTTTATATAAAAATTTATTAAGGAGGAAAAGACGTAATGAAGTATGGTATTCGTGAAATATGCGAAGTAGTTCTTCGTGCTAAAAACACTATGGCCATCGGTAATAAGATCTTTTACAAGGGTGAGCCTGTTCTTTACTTCGACACACTTAAGACTTCTTCACTTGAAGGTAGTTCTTCAACAGTATATGCTACTGGTGGTCGTGGTAATGCTAGATTGTTAGCATGGGATGGTGATAAGACCACAACTTTCACAATGGAGGATGCTCTTATTTCACCTGAAGGTCTCATGATTCTTGCTGGTGCTGGTCTTCTTGATGCTTCAGATTCTAAGCCAGTTGTTCAGCATATTACTGAAACAATTGCTAAGGCTGACGTAACTCTTGGAGCTACAGGTGGCGGAATTCAGAAGATTACCCTTTCTAACATTCCTAAGACTGATTCAACTCAGGATACAATTTATGTCATGCTCATGAAGGATGGAGAGATTGTTTCTGAGCCTTATATTGGTACTGCAGCTGGTGCTACTTCTAAGGATATCTCTGTTGCAGCTATTGGTTCTGGTAGAACCCGTGATGGTCAAGCAGTTAATTATGCTATTGCTACTTCTATTACTGCTGATATGTTTGATGCAGTTCTTGTAGATTATTACACAGAGAAGAAGGCTGCTTCTGGTGCTCAGCAGATTGAAATTTCTGCCGATTCTTTCGGTTCTAACTTCTATCTTGAGGCTTCAACTCTCTTCAGAAATGAAGATGGTCTTGATATCCCTGCTGAATTCATCATCCCTAACTGTAAGGTTCAGTCTAACTTTACATTCACTATGGCAGCTACTGGTGATCCTTCAACATTCACATTTACTCTTGACTGCTTCCCTGATTATACTAGATGGGATCCAACTCACAAGGTACTTGCTGCTATTCAGGTTATTCCTGATGCTGGACTTGATGCTCAGTATAGAACACAGACAGATGCTGGTGACTCTCTTGACGATCTTACACCTGCTGGTTAATTAACTCACGTTAATTTTTAGCGAAAGCTAATTAAATTGGGGAGTTCGCTATATGCGGACTCCCCTTTTTTTATTATATGCGGAAAGGAGGAAAAGGAGAATGTCAATTGGAAATAGACGTAATGATATAAGTTCACTTACAAACAGAACTGATATTTTATATAATCAGGCTGCTTTATATTACACTCGAAAAAAATCAGATTTTTTAGTGAAGATAAATAAAAATAGACAAGAACAAGATTTTAATACTGAACAAAAAGAACAAGCTTTAATAGAAGGAGCATATAATTTAATAGCTAGATTGTGGCAAAACATAGATACTTATATTATAAACAATTATGAAAGACAACAAGGACAAACAACTGGAGAAAAAGTAAGTAATTTAATAAAAGAAATGCAATTAGAAGCAAAAGATGGTAAATTAATAATACCTTCTTATAATGGAGAAGAACAAGCAAAAGGTATGAAAATAATCGTTAATATGTTTAAAGATGATAAGGTTAAAAACGATTTGATAAATGCTACTCAAAGGAAAAATACGGAAGACAATGTAAACAATACTATTGAGAGTTTGTTGGGTTTTTTATACGAAGGATTTTTACCAAATGCTTTTAATTTTTTAGGAAAAAAGGGGGCAAAAATTTTAGATAATACCGTAAAAGGTTTAATTGATTCTCTTTCATTTGCCACAACAGGAGATAAAACAATATCGCAAAGTACTGCAACCAAAGCTGGAGGTAAATCAATTTCTCCAGATATTGCTACTGGACTTACCAATGCTGAACAAGCAGATTTAACTTTTAACTTAAATACAAAAATAATTAAAAAATTAATGAAAGTGAACTCAATACAAAATGATTTTGACTCTGCTTTATATGATAAAATCAATGATGGAAGAGAAAATATTTTTGGCTTTAGTTTAAAACGTTGGGATATGTCAAAAGCAAGTTCTACTCCTTACACTCATTCAAGTGTTTTACAAAAAACTATAAATGATTTATATAAACAAAGTGGCAGAAAAAGTTGGAACGTACAATATGCTTATGCAACAATGCAGTTAGAAATGGCTAAAAATATTATTGCCTTAATGGGTCCAACTAATATAGGTATATTTTCTGGTGCAAGGTTTCATTGGATGGATGATATTATACATCAAAAAATGTTAATTATGCACGTATATTCTGAAAAACAAAGAGATGGAAAATATGGCCCTGAAGCAATAAAACCTTATATAGAATCTACTAATGTTTATCTTTTGAATAGGCAAAAAACAGGTTTTAAAGAACAATTAAAAAAATTAAAAATGAAACAATATAAAAATAAAGAAGGCGAAATTTATTTTGGTATAAGTTTTGGTTAATAAAAAAATTTTTGATATAATATACTCATAGAGAAAAAGGAGGATATATAAAACATGGCTAAAGTTAGTTTTATCAAGTTAGGTCTTAAGAAGAACGAAGAAATTAAGACAATTAAGTTTAATGATATAGAGATTGAGGTTAAGCAATATTTACCCGCTAATGATAAGTTAGCTCTTATTGGAAATGTAATTAACAATTCACATTCTACCAATTTTGCTAACCCAGTTTTGATTGAGGTAATGGGTAGTCTTGAGATTATCTATGCTTACACTAATATCAATTTTACAGATAAGCAGAAGGAAGACCCAATGAAGTTATATGACCTTCTCAATAGTTCAGGTCTTATTGATGCGATCGTATCAGCTATTCCGCAAGTTGAGTATGAAACTGTAATTGATGGTATTTCTGATACTATTGAAGCAGTTTATGCTTACGAGAATTCTGCTATGGGAATTTTGAATACAATTAGTAAAGATTATTCTAATTTGGAACTTGATGCAACAAAGATTAGTGAAAAGTTATCTGACGAGAAGAACCTTGGACTTCTTAAGGAAGTTGTAACCAAATTAGGATAATGTATATCTTTTAATTTTCAATATAATTGAGAGTTAGGGGAGGAGAGTTTCACGACTCTTCTCCCCTTTTTTTATTTGCAAATAAAAGAAGAAAATATGAGAGAAAGGAGAGCAAATAATATGCCAAAACAATTAAATGTTGATTTGCGTTTTAATGCTGATACAAGTCAAGCTAAAAAGCAAATTCAAGACTTGCAGACAAGTTTGTCACAACTTGGTCAAAATGTTAATATTAGCAAATCGTTTGGTGGTATTAATTCTGAATTAACTAGTGCATTAAGTACGGTTAATACTTTAAAAACACAACTTGATAGAGCTTTTAATACACAAACTGGTAAATTAGATTTAACTAAGTTTACTCAAGAGATGGAAAGAAGTGGAATGTCTCTTGAGAAATATCAGCAATCTTTGATGAAACTTGGTCCAGAAGGTTCTAAAGCATTTGCTCAATTAGCCAATTCTATTGCATCTGCCGATATCCCATTAATGAGAACAAATAAACTTCTCAATGAAATGGGAACTGTATTAAAAAATACAATTAAATGGCAATTATCATCAAGTATGATTCATGGCTTTATGGGCGCTATTCAGCAAGCTTATGGATATGCACAAGATTTAAATGAATCATTAACAAATATACAAATTGTAACTAGTCAATCTTCTGATCAGATGGCAGCTTTTGCCGCACAAGCCAACCAGGCCGCTCGTGCACTTAGTACAACTACTACTGCTTATACCGATGCTGCACTTATTTTCTATCAGCAAGGTTTGGACGACCAAGCGGTTAAAGAAAGAACTGATGCAACTATTAAAATGGCTCAAGTAACTGGTGATTCTGCTCAAGAAGTTTCATCTTACATGACTGCAATTTGGAACAACTTTGATGATGGTTCTGAATCACTTGAACATTATGCTGATATTATTACTGCTCTTGGTGCTGCAACCGCTTCAAGTTCTGCAGAAATTTCACAAGGTCTTGAAAAGTTTGCTTCTATTGCTGATACTGTTGGTTTGTCTTATGAGTATGCTACAACCGCTTTAGCTACTGTAGTTGCACAAACTCGTCAATCTGCTGACGTAGTAGGTACTGCTTTTAAGACAATGTTTGCTCGTATCCAAGACTTGGAACTTGGTAAAACACTTGAAGATGGAGTTGATTTAGGTCAATATTCAAAGGCTCTTGCTAAGGTAGGAGTCGATGTTATGGATGCTAATGGTCAGCTTCGTGCTATGGACGATATTCTTGATGATATTGGACAGAGATGGAGTGAACTTGGTGAAGCAGAAAGAGTTGCATTGGCTCAGAATGTAGCTGGTCAGCGTCAGTATGCTCAATTTATGGCTATTTTTGAGAACTGGGATACATTCCAAGAGAATCTTTCTGTTGCTAATACTGCAAATGGTACATTACAAGAACAAGCAGATATTTATGCAGAATCATGGGAAGCGTCTCAAAAAAGAGTAAAAGCAGCTATGGAAGGAATTTATCAATCTATTATTGATGATAAATTTTTTATAAAAGCAAATGACTTTTTAGCTGACAACTTAAATGGAGTAAATAATTTAATTAAGGCTCTTGGTGGTTTACCAGGAGTACTGAGTGCAATAGGTACATTGTTAACTAGATATTTTAATATTCAAATTGCTAATAGTATGAGAGATATGGCTGCTTCTGTTATGATGTTTACTAAAGCAGGAAGAGAAAAAGTACAAAGTCAACAAACTCAAGCAATTAATTTAGCTAGAAATCAATTTGAAGAAGGTTCGATTGAAGATCAATCTTATGGTGCAGAGTTAGAGGTCAGAAAACAATATCTTGAAAATGCTGAAAAATTAAATGAATTAGAAAATGAAATTACATTAACCAATTTAAAACAAGTAGAAATTTTACGTCAAAAAGTTATAGCTTCTGCAGAATTACAAAAAGCTAAAGAACAGGAATTACAAGATGAATTAACTAGACAAAAAATAACAATTCAAAGTGTGCCTGGTATTGAAAAAGAACAAATAGAACATTTAAGTCGTTTGCGTATAGAATATCAAGATTGGGTAGATAGATTACATGCGACTATGGGAAAGGCTACTACCCAAGATTTAACCAAATTCCAAGATATGGAAGCTGCTTTAAAAACTGGAGCTATTAGTTTAACAAAAATTGAACAAGAAGCATCTAGTTTAGGTGAAAAATTGAATTTGACTGGAGAAAAAGCAAGACAATTTACTGCAGCCTTGAATTCGGGAACAAAGGCAGAATTTATAAAAAATATAGATTTGGCATTAAGCAAAATTAATGTTGAATTGCAATCTGGAGAAGAAGTTTTACAACAATATAGATCTGCATTAATTGAAGCATTTGATGCTGGTGGAGTTGAGGATGCTAGTAAAAAAGCTACTCAAATGACAAACAATTTAAGAAATGGTGTAATGGACATTCAAACTGTTTCAAAACAAACTACCGACACAATGGGTCAATTAAATACAGCTGTTCGTATTACTTCTGAAGGTATCAAACAAGCTCGTGGTAATACTTTGGATTGGGCCTCTACTATTGTTATGTTAAGTAATGGTTTAATGCAATTTTCCATGATTTTAAATAACATAAAAGGAATCATAAGTACCATAAAAGATGAAAATATGGATGTGGGTGATAAGGCTTTATCCATTTTAACCTCTTTGGGTATGACTATTATGATGGTAGTACGTGGATATCAATCTTTATCTGCCGCATTAGCAGCTTCAACACTTGGGTTACAAGTAAAAACCGCAGTTCAATTAGAAGAATTAGGTTTGACTAAAGCCGAAGCAAAAGAATATGCAAAATTAATAGTTTTAGAAGGATTATTAAATGCTGAAAGAAAAGATGGAATAACGACTGCCCAATTTAATACTTTAGCATTAAAAGTATTAGGAAAAGAAGCAAAAGGATTAACAGATGATGAAATAAGATTGGCACTTTCGGAAAAATTAGCAGGTGAAGAAGGAGAAAAAGCTGGAATTAAGATGGCTGCCGGTTATGCTACAGCTTTAGCCCCATTATTAATTTTAGTTGCGGCAATAGCAGCACTTGTTGTATCTTATAAAATATTAGAAGAGGCTTATAATGCTGATGCAATTGCCGCCGAAAAAGCAAAGAAAAATGCTCAAGAGTTATCAGAAGCTTATAAAAATGCGAGCCAATCTTATGAAGAATTAAAAAATACTATTTCTGATTACCAATCTGCTCGTGATGGTCTTGATGAACTTACCAAAGGTACTCAAGAATTTAGAGATGCTTTAAAAGAAGCTAATGATTATGCTTCTCAACTTATAGAAACTGCTCATTTAACTTCAGATCAGTATAGTTGGGAAAATGGTTTGTTAACCATAGATGATGAAGTATTAGAACAAACACAACAAAGATATTTACAACAAATGAATACTGCTCAAGGAGCAATGCTGATAGCACAAAATCAAGCTTCAATAGCATCTAATCAATCAATAAATACTTCTTTAGCACGACAAATAATTGATGAGCAATTACACGGTTATAATGATATCATAACTAATGCTCTTGGCCCACAAGCAGCCTCTTTTAGTGATGCAACTAATTGGGATGCTTACCCCCTTATAACTGAATGGGGGGATGAAATTGTTGAGGGAATTGGAAACTTTTTCGGTGAAACTGCAGCTGATGTATTTGCATTTTTTGATAAAAATGAACTTGCTGATAGAGCTCGTGGTAGTGGTACTAGATTTGTTTATGGTGAACAACAAGAAGCTTTAGAAGAACTGGCTGAACAATATCAAGAAACTGGCCGTGCTGCATTATTGGAATCAGATTTATTTAATTCAGCAACAGAAGAAATGCAGACAAGCATTGAGCAGTATTGTGAATCTATGCAGCAAGCAACCGAAGCTACAAGATTACATAATCAAGAAATTGCTCATAGTATTTTAAGTACAGAAGATTATACTGATGAAATTATCAATTTTGCAGCAGAAGATTATGATGAAGTTTATCAAGATATTTATGATGAAGTAATTAGCAATTCACATAACTTCCAACAGTGGGATACTGAAGATGAAGAAGGTGCTGCAGAATTTTTTGCTAGATATGCAGAAGCAGCAGGATTGGCTCCTGGTATTCAATTAGAAGGAATAGTTGGTGATGTTGATCATAGACAATATACTTATTACGATGAATCTGGAGAATTAGTAACTCGTAGTGAAGAATATATAGCTTCAGTTATTGCTTCTGCAGAATCTATGGATTCACTTTCCGAGAGTGCGGAACAAGCCAGTCAATTTTTAAGCGGACTTTCTAATCAAGATAATGCTGAATTCTATAATAATTTATTTGGAAATGTTAGAGATGGAGAGGTTCAATACGAAGAATTTTTAGGACAATATGTAGCTGCAAATAGGAATTCTCTTTCTGGAGAAGAAATATTGCAAAGTCTTGGATTAGATAGTGAGGAATTAATAAATGCTTATAACACTGCTGGAATAAATGTAAAAACTATTGATCCAATTATTAGGCAACTTGAAGAAGCTTATGGAAATATACAGAATAATTTTACGCAATATTTAAATGAGCAATCAATTGAAACAAGTAAGTATTATCATGACAACTCAAATCTTCAAGAATTGAATTTCTCTGATGCTCAAAATATATTAGATGTATATCAAGAAGCTGTAAATAACAATGCTGAAGATTTGTTTGAAAATATAACTGACAATATGTCTTCAGACACTTTAAAACAGTTTGGAGATACATTGTCCGAAATTGATTGGGAATCAATTACCCCAAGACAGTTTATTCAAGATTTAAAAGCAAGTGGTTTCGAAATTGAAGGTTATGAAGAAGTTTTAGTTAGATTTTGTGATTCAATGAGAACTGTTACTGCAGATACATTAGCTGCTACTGCAGAATTCTATAATGGATTGCAAAAAATTGCTGACGGTCTTTCTGATCAAAGCGATGAAATTTCTGCTGAAGATTTTGCTAGTCTTCCTGAAGATATGCGACAATTCTTTGCATTAACAATTGATGGAACATATAAACTTCTTAAATCTGCAAGAGATTTTCAGGACTATGTAGAACAATCAAGAATAGCAGAAGCAATAGATAATAGAAACGCTTTGTACAGTCAATATGATGAAGCAAGACGCGGAATGAGTGATACCGATGTAGGTAAAATGCAAGAATCAGGCTATGCGCGAGGTGCTGCTTCAGATGAATACGCTCAATATCTTGCAGCTGATATGGCTATTGCTTTACATTATGATGATTTAAGTGAATTACAACAAGCTTATGCTGAAGGTACAGTTGAAACTGTTGAAGCTTTTAATACTGCTGCATATCAAATTGACCAAGCACAAGATACTGCAATGCTTGATCAAGAAGCATGGCAGAACTACTCTGATTATATTAGAGAGGCCGGAAGTGCTCTTGAAGGCTTTAATGATGAAATGGATGATTTTGAAGCCGATATAGTCGCTAAGAGTATTATGAAGATGAATCAAGGAGTTGAAACACTTAGTTCCAACTTCGAGGAATGGAGAGATATACTTGAAAATAGTACAGAAGCAAGTGCTGAATATGCAGATGCTTTAATTGGCACTCGTAAAGCAATTGCTATGTTGCTTGATATTAGCGAAGATTATGTCAGTAGCGATTTTGTTACTAAACATCTTGATTTAATTGCTCAAGCCGCTGAAGGTGATACAGAAGCAATTGATGAATTAAGAGTAGAACTTTCACAAAATGTTAATTCTATGTTGGCTTCTGCTGTTTCAAGCACGGAAAAAGATGCTCAAAAAATTGAAGGTTGGTTAAATGATTTAACTGCTCAAGCACTTGCTTTTGATGATTTAGAGGTTGGCGCTTCACTTTATCTCAATGGTAAAGATGGTTTTGTTGAAGCATTAAATGAAATGATTGCTGCCACTGGTATGACAGTAGATCAGGTAAATGCTCTTTGTGATTCAATGGGATTTGAAGCCAATTTTGCTTCTGAAAGTCAAGAAATTAAAACTCAAATTCCAGTTTATAGAATACATCATGAAGTTCAAGATGAAGGCGGTAAGCCTTTAGGAGAAGGTCAACCAGTACCACATAATTGGTCTGAAATTACTTGGACTGAACAATTACCTGATGAAGAAGCATCAACTTATGCACCTGCTTTCGCAATGACAACAGATGGTACTACACCTAAGATTAATAGTGTTACTAAAAAACCAAGTGGTTCTGCTAATAATTTATCCTCTTCTAACAGAGGTGGAGGTAAATCTAGTGGTGGAGGAGGCGGAGGTAAGTCCGGCTCTACAAAGAAGCCAAAAGATCCAACAGGTGAGATTGAGCGTTATCACGTAATCAACAATCAAATTGAAGATAACGAAAAGGCTCTTACAAGACTTTCTAAGGCAAAAGATAGAGCCTACGGTAAAGCAAGACTCAATGCTATGGATGCTGAAATCGCTAAGCAACGCGAATCAGTTGAATTAGCAGAAAGAAAACTCCAAGAAGTAGAAGAATATCTTAAACTTGATAGTGGAGCAATAGCGGCCTTCGGTGCAGAGTTCGACGCGAACGGAACCATAGTTAATTATGACCAGCTCATGCAGGAACAGATTGACAAGTACAATGCCGCAGTTGAAGCTTACAATAATAGTTCAATGGACGAGAATGCTGATGCTATATTCCAGCAAGCCGAAGATGATTACAATGCTTTCACTGAAGCACTTAAGCAATATGAAGAAACTCAAGACTTGTGGTATGAGCAGGCTCAAGCCGTAGCTGATGCCAAGGCAGAGGTATTACAACTCGAACTTGAAAAGACTAATTATAAAGTTGAAATTGGAATTGAATGGGAAGAAGAAGATATTGCAAGATTAGACTTTATGCTCAAGAGAATTGAGGATGATGCTCATAAAGCAGCTGAAGCAATTGGACTTCTTGGTGAGAGAACTGTTGACGCTATGGACAAATACAATGTTTATCAGCAAGGTTTTGCTGACACTTTGAGAAATCTTGGTGTTGGTAATGCCGAAGATGTAATCGCAAGAGCGTCTGCTGGCGAAGACTTGTATGGCATGATTGGTAATATAGTTGATCCTAATGAGATGGCTCAAGCCGTTGATCAGATGGATGATTACATTTCCAACATGATGAGTTCTCTTGAGGACGCACAAGAAAGTGTTGACCAAGCATTTGAAAAGGTTAAAGATTTGTTTAATGAAAATGTTAAGCAAATGGATACTTACATTGAGAAGATTGAGTTCTGTCAGAAGATTACCAAGTCTTATATGAATATCGTAGATATTTTAGGTAAGAAATCACTTGGCATTACCAATGAAATGTTAAGAACTTTCAATGCTGAATCTGTAACACAGGCGATTAATAATGAGGCTGCGGCCAAGGCGAAGATGGACTCGATTCAGGCTCAGTTGATGGAATCTCAGGCACGACTCGCGCAAGCCTCTGGCGAACTTGAGCAAAAGTATTGGAACGAAATCATTGAGGAACAAGAAAAAGAACTCATTTCCGCAACAGAGAACTTCCATCAGGCTTGGGAAGACGCTTTACAAGCTAATCTTGAAGCCTTTGAGAATAACATCGAGTTAGTTATAGAGGACTTCTCTAATGCTGTTGGTGACCTCAACGCAATGAAGGCCGAATGGGATCTCCAGAAGAGTCTTACAGACATGTGGGAGCCAGAGTATGAGAGATGGCATCAGTTGTCAGATTTAATCAACGACATTAATAAGTCTGTTGATGAAAATGAGAACTTAAAATATAAACAAGACTTGCTCGACCTTGAAACTGAAATCGAACAGTTACAAGAAGAGGAAGCACAGCTTAGTGAATATGATTTGAATTATCTTAGACTTAGATATGAAGCAAAACTTGCTGAAATCGCACTTGAAGAAGCACAAAATGCTAAATCTCAGGTTAAAATGTCAAGAGATAATGAAGGTAATTATAGCTATGTTTATACTGCTGATGAGGATGCAGTAAACAATGCAGCTGATGATTATAGAAATAAAATCTACGAGATGGAAAAAGCAAATGAAGAGTATATTGACACCCTTCAGGAACAGCTTTTGGATATGCATGATAAAATGCTTGAGGATATCAAGGAGGCTGGTGACCTTTATGGCATTGGTACTGAAGCTTACTTCGAAGCGGTTGATAGAATTGAGCAAACTTATCTTGGACAGTCTCAGTTTATTCAAGCACAGATGCAAAATGTATTTGATAATAACCAAAGACTTCGTGATGAAGACATTATTCAGTATGTTGCTTACACAGGTGATATTGCCGCACAAAATGTTGATTTACAGTTGAGTTTTGCAGATACATATATGGGTATTCAAACACAAAGTGATGATTTAAATACTTATTTTAACGATACTTGGATACCTGCTCTTGAAACAACTTTTGATAATGCAAGAGAAGTAACTGACCATTATGTAGAGACAAATGAAGCTGCTATGGAAACTGCTGGAACTACAATGGATGAGTTCTCAGCACGTGCAACCCAAGACATGGCAATGGCTACTGCACAGACAGAAGAGTTGGCTAGACAGACAAAGAACTATGGTGATACTGCTGTTAGAGCATTTGCACAGGCCGCACAAGCTTGGCAGACAGGACCTGGTTCAATGCTTAATGCAATTGAATCTCAGGCTACTGCGATTGCGAACTTGGCACAACAGTACACAAGTTTAAAATCTCAATTAGATGCGGCTACTGCTTCTGCTATCGCACTTGCACATGCTATGAATCAGCCAGTAAGTAGTTCTCCAAGCTCCGTTGGTGGAGCTGCCGCAGGTGGTGGTTCTGGAGGTCCCGGAGGAAATAATCCTTCTTCTAACCCTAATGGTGGATTGGGCACTAAAGACACTTTAACAAATAACACTGTAAAAGACACTTTAACAAATAACACTGTAAAAGACACTATGACAAAAGATACTTATGGTAAAGGTGCTTTAGTACAAGCTGGTAAATCTGCCACTTCTTCAAATTTTGGTAATGGTAATCTTCTTAAAAAAATATTACAGTTTGCGTCAGGTGGTTATACTGGTGAGTGGAATGATGAACCACGTTGGGCATTGCTCGACCAAAAAGAACTTGTACTTAATACGAAAGATACTATGAATATTTTGAGCGCAGTAGATGTTGTAAGACAATTGGCTAACTCAATAGATCTCAACACCATGTCCGCAAACATTGCCGGAGCATCTATTAAGTCTGCTTCTGGTACACCTGGAACAATTGAACAAAGAGTTGAAATCACTGCAAGTTTTCCTAATGCAACTGATAGAAATGAAATTGAACAAGCGTTCCAAAACCTTGTGAACCATGCTTCACAATATGCTAATCGTAAAGATTAAATCCTTATGGGGATAGGTTAATAGCCTATCCCCATTTTTTATTTGGTCGATATTATGAAATATTCAGCATATTTTTTTGAAGTAATAATAGAATATGGAGAGAAAGGAGAAAGCTATGCAGAAAAATTTACAAGAAGAATTGTTACAAGCAATGCGTATTGTAGCAAAAGCCGAAGTTGACAAAGTAAATTTTGATAAAACCATTATCTGTACTATTAAAGATAATTCTAATGCAGAAAATGGTGAATACTATGTAACTGATGGCTCTTCAAGTTTCTATGCCTATACTGAAGTAACTACTTATACTGTTGGTACTCAAGTATATGTTATGATACCAGAAGGAAACTATGATAACAGAAAGCTTATCATGGGTAAATATTTAAGTTCAGATGATGAACCATATAACTATGTTTCTCCTTCTTCTTTGTTTATTGAAAAAACAATAAACCTTATTACAGATGGAGAAGCGGAAAGAGCATTGTTGACTAACTATCAGGGCACTGAATTTCCACCCGTATCGCAGGAGGAAATCAACGATGACCCAGCTTCAAGTTCTATTTCAATTAGTAACCAAACAATTGATGTGGGCTCTTTAAAAGGTTATGATTATGATTGTGCTTTACTTAGAGCAGACTTCAAATCTTTAATTAGACTTAAGAATCCCGACATGCAACCTGGTTCTATTACTGGTAGATACGGTTTGAGACTACATATTGATTTATTAGATAATGATGGTAATTTGGGTACAATAGTCGCTTATTTGGATACAGAACATAATATGAATGGTAATCCATATGACTTTGAAACTTTTTATACTCAAGAAATGTTGGTTCCAATTGAAGAAAAATATTTCTCTAATGGTGGCTTAGATATTCAAGCAATGTCAGTTGAATTCTTCCAAGCGGGAGCAGATTCAACTTTTACTTATCAAACTTTAGAAGGTAGTAAATTAGTACCTTGGTATTTGCAAATAAATCCAAATGAAGATAGAGAATTATTACCTCCAAATCTTTTTGTTAAAAACATTGTTCTCAAACTTGGTTATCAACAAGAGAAAGAAAATAAAGACAAAGTAACTATTAGACCACAACCTGTTAATGGTGGTTATGGTACTGAAGGTCAAAACCCAAAAGCTTTGAATTATTATTCATATTTAACTGATGCTGAAATTCAAAGATTAAAAAATAAAGGAGTTATTGATAGTTTTATTGAACTCTATCAAAACAAATTTATTAAAGAATATAATGAAAAGATTATTGAAATTGATAACAGTAGAACTTATATAGATTTAGTTGTAAGGGGTATAATATCAAAAAATGATGTAACTTATAAGTTATATCAATATGTTGACCCAAATACAGTTGAATATCCTGTCTCAGATGAATACGCAGGAGACAATTGGAAAGAAGTTGACTGGAACAATGATGGTACTTATAGATTTGATCCAGATATCGGAGCAAAAGAGCAAAAGTTTAAAACTATTGCTTTTTATGATGATCCGCTTGGAACAGAAGAAGTATTAGGACCAAATGGCGAAATTATAACTCCAAATACTAAACATATGAGAGTATCAAGTGCAGAATTGGTATTTACCCTTATAGGCGTGCCGCAAACACCTGATACAGAATATTTAACCATTGATTGTTCTAATAATGGTATATTTAAGATTTACAATTTAAAGGGACACTTGATTAACAGTTTTAGTCAAAACGTTAAAAGATTCCTTTATGCACATAAAGAAAATTCTGATGCTACTTTAACCTCTATTACTTGGAGAATTCCTTATGTTGACACTATGATAGATCCTATTAGTAGTGATGAATTCCTTGGTACAAATGGAGAAGATGGTACTAAACACTTTGAAAGAAAATCCGATGAAGGAGTTTATGAATATACTATCTTTAATCCTAAAAGCACAGAATTTTATTTTAGAATAAAAGATTATTTAAATCCAAAAGCAGTCAATAATACTATTGTCTGTTGGGCTAAGTTCAATAATTCTTCTCAGATAGAAGTTGCAGAAAAAACTATTGAATTCTGTACTATCGAACAACATGGTACAGAATATAAGATAGCTGCAAACTTTTTTGATGGACTTAATGCACTCACATTTGGTCGAGAGCAAAGAGTTAGAGTTAGAGTATTAAATGCTGATAATATTGATATTACACCTAATTTAATTGAACAAGGTTTTAAATTTAATCTTGAATGGTATAGTAAACCTCCACAGAGTGCTATTGAATATAGTGATCTTAATTATGGTAATGGAACTGAATACCAAGGTATTTATAGTTTCTTACTTGGTGCTGCTGAGGACGTACCAGGAGGTAGAATTACTGAAGATGGTCAAGCTTATCGTATAATTGAACACGATCAAATGATTCGTATTATTGAGAATTTGAACTCTTCAACCAGTGAATCAAGTAATGTGAGAGGAATTCGATCTGCTCCAGTTTTACGTGCGGGCAGTGGTAGTGGTCCTGCCATGGACTATGTATCATACCGTATCACAAACGATGGTAATATGCGTGCAACCGATGAGGGAGACATACGTGTAACTAACACATCTATTGCGGATGTTCCAGATCTTGATCAGTATTACGGCTCACATATTATTAAGATTTCTATTTTCAACTATAATGGTCAGACAATAACTGGTTTGTTTGCTGTACCTTTTGCTATTTCAGATGTTTATAGCACATATGTTGGACCAACTGAGATTTTGTACGACTCTGCAGGTGCTAATCCTGCCTACTATAAATCTCACCCACAGTTATATTACATAGACCAAACAACAGGAGAAGAAAAAGAGAATACAGGAATTCGTTGGCGTTTGTATTCAATGAGCAACAATATTAATTCTCAATTCCCAGAATATGAATTAACTTCACCTGACTATTTATTACAAGTTCCACCAATGTTTGTGAGTGGTAGAAAATGTATAAATATGGTTGCTGAGGCTCCAGATGGAACTCAGTTGTGGGTACAACCAATTCCTATTTCAAGAGATGATTGGGATAACCCCGTTCTGAATAACTGGTATGACTGGACCATTCAGTCCATCTCAGCGGGCGCCGCACAGAGAATGGCAAATGGAAGTATATCTGGTGTATTCTTAGGACGTATTCCAGATGAAGCAAGATATAGTGAATATACTGCACAACAAAGAGCATTAGTTGAAGAGATTAACGAAGTACAGAATCAGTATGAAGATGCTCGTATTTTATATAATTATTTGATTGAGAATGGTGCTTCTCAAGAAGAGAAGGCCGCACAGAAAGCAATTGTTGATGCTCTTGAAGTAGAGTTAGCAGATTTAAACGAAGACCTTGCTGAAATCAATACTTTAATTGATAGATGTAGATTTATAATTGGATTATATGGAATGTATAATGGAGAGACATTTTTCAAACTTACTGAAGAAGGTCGTCTTACTCTTGGTATGGAAGATGAAATTCAATTTAGTTACAATTCTGGTTTGATTCAAAGTAAGAATCATAGTTCAATTGTATTAAATTTGTTTGAGAACTCGTTTTCACTATCTTCTAATGGTTTGAGTATTAACCCTTCTGCTTCGGATGGCGTTGTTATTCGTACTAATGGTATAGAATTATATAATAACGGTTTGATAAATGCAAATCAACTTACAGTACATCAAATGAGTGTTAATACAAGTGGTGAAATTACCGCTCCTAAATTAACCATTGATGGAACTGGTGAGAATGTTAAGATTGTAACTCCAAAGATAGAAATTACAACTGCAGCTAATGCTTATGCAATAAATGCAGAAAGAATTGACGTAACAAGTGCGGCTGGCCACACCGGTTCAGGAATACTTCGAGCTGTAGAGTTACAAGCAACTAAACTTTCTTTTGATACTACTTTACAAGCAACAGATAAAGTGATTGAATTAGGAGCAAATCATGATTTCTATATTCAACATGACGGTACTGCAAAGTTAGGTCAAGTTACTGCTACTAGTCTTAGTGCTGACACCATTTCAGGTACGCAAATAACTTTAGCTGATATACAAAATGGGCTTCCTGCTCAGATAACAATAAATGGTGTTACAATGAATGTAATTCAAATTGACGCAGCAGATCCTACAACACATACAACTAAAACATATTATGTAATTGGAGCGGTTGTTCCAACATCCGATCCAGAAGAAACAGAAGTAGAAGAAGACCCAATAGTCTTCAATCCTTAAGGAGATAATGGAGTATGATTAAAAAGACAGTTAAAATGAAGAATAGCGAAGTTTATGCTATCGCTTTGGGCTTTTCCAACTTTTTTAACGGGGAGATAAACCTCCCCGTTAAGGTTGGTTTTTATTTTACTAAGAATAAAAAGTATTTTATTGAATTGGGTAGACAGATAGATGAAATGAAAGAAGAAATTTGTTCTAAACATGTTGACTCAAATGGTTACATTATTGAAAGTGAAGCTAATGCCGAATTAGCTGAATTGTCAAAATTAGAACAAGAAGTTACTTTCTATCAAGTTTCTTTGGAAGATTTTGGAGACATAAGTTTATCTGTTGAGCAATTGGATATAATTGAATTTATGATAAAGGAGGAATAATAAATGGCAAAATTAAATCCGCCAATTTTGGAAGGAATAATCCCTTGCTTTTTTGAGATTACTATACCTAATACTAATCCAGTACAAACACAAGTGCCATTGGATATTCCTTTCGTTATGAATCGTTCTGTTGCATTGGCTGATATTAGTGCAATGAGATTAAAGTTTAAGACCATTGGTGGTGTTGAACTGGGAGATGTTAGAATTGATAAAGGTTTAATAACTGTTGAGGGTACAAGTGCTATAATAAATATTTCAGAATTAAGAACTCTTGATGAGGGAGCGGGTAATTCAATATATCAGAAATTAAACATAGGTCAGTATTATAAAATACAGTTAGCTTATGTTTCTAATAATGATTCAACAATTGGATATTATTCAAGTGTTGGCATAATTAAATTTACCGCTGAACCTTTTTATGGAGTTGCTCAACCTGAGGTTGAGTATGCAGTTGCCTACCCAGAGTATGATGGCACTTATATGCCCAATCCATTAGATCCAACTGAAAAATGGTATTCATATCAGTTTGATCTTATTGAAGAAGATGTTGGTATTATAGATACAACCGAAGAACAGTTACATACAAATATAAATGTAGATTATGAGCGTTATATAATCACTAAAGATTTAGATTCTTCTAAAAACTATACTGTGAGATTTACTGTTACAACAGTTAATAAAAAAGTTTTAACAGCAGAAGAAACAATAGTATTTGATACTCTTCCTGCGTTCCCAGAAACTTGCACAATAAATGTTGCAAGAAATTATGATAATGGATATTTTACAGTTAGCGTTTCTGGTGAAGATTTATCTGATGATATTTATATTTTATGGAGATATTCTTCCAAAACTCAAGAGTGGGATTTACTTAGTAAACAGTTCCACTTGTCTGATACTTATTATGATTTCACTATTGAAGATGGTATTGAATATACTTATGCATTACAGGCAGAGGCTCAGGACATCTTGGTCCCAACCAGCGAGAGAAAATTAGCAACGCCGCAAGTTGCTCATTTTGAAGATATGTTTATAGGTGATAAAAATAGACAGCTTAAAATCAGATTTAACCCAAAGATTAATACATTTAAGATTATTACATTTGAAGCCAAAACTGATACTCTTGGTAGTGAGTTTCCTATATTTAGTAAGAATGGTAATGCAAAATATAAACAGATTGATTTTGGAGGTCTTGTTTCTTATCTTATGGATGAACAAGATTTGTTCCACGTATTCCCATCAGAAGTAGAAAGTTTTAGAAAAGAAACAAATAATATTCATAATGACCCTCAGATTTCTTCTACTGCCACAACTAATGAAAATATCTATAAAGAGAGAATATTTAGAAACGCAGTAATGAATTGGCTTACAAATGGCGAGCCAAAGTATTTTAGATCAATAACTGAGGGTAATTATATAATTAAACTTTTGAATCCTTCGTTCACTCCTAATGATACTACTGGTCGCATGATTTATTCATTTACAACCACTTCATATGAGATGGATAAAGATACAAGAGAAAACTTAATAAAATATAACTTAGTAGAGGAGGGATAAGTTATGGCTATTAATCCATTACTTGATAATGACTTCCTTACTCAATTATATGAAGCTCGTGAGAGAGAAGTTTATGCAAAGGTTACTTTGCTAACCCTCGATGAATTACCGGTTGAAGATTTTAGTGGAAAGGTTACGCAAGGTACTGTCAATCTTGATGGTACCTCTGCGGTCCGCCGCACGTGCTCATTATCCGTTGTAACCGAATTGGATGAAGCTAACTCGTACATGTGGGCATTAAACTCTAAATTTAAGTTGGAAGTTGGTTTAAAAAATGTTCTCAAAGATATTACTTCTGAAAGAGGATTTAAACCTTATGCAAACTATGGAGATATAATTTGGTTCCCAATGGGAATTTATTTTATTACTTCATTTAATACAAATCATTCAACTACTTCATCAAGTATTTCCATTAGCGGCAAAGATAAGATGGCTATGTTAAATGGTGATTTGGGTGGTTCTGTATATTCTCTTACTTGGGACTTTGGCTCTATTGAGATTACAGATGCAAATGGCGAAACTACCATTAAGAAATATTTGTTAGAGAATATTATTCGAGAGGCAGTTCATGAGTTTGCAAAAGAACCATTTCAGAATATTATAATTAACGATCTTTCTGATAGTGGTCTTGAGTTATTACAATATAATTATTCTAAACCAATGTATCTTATTAAAGATATTAAGGCTGATGTTATTACTCAATTTACTTTAAATGCAGAACAAGGTACTTTTTATCAGGTAGTCAAAAATAATGAAGATGGAAAGTATTATGTCCCTCAAGGTGGTTTGGTACCTGTACAATTCAATGACGAAAGCTTTAAATTTGATTTAACGAGTTCTATTTCAGATGCGGTTTATGAACCAACTTACTTTACCACTTGGGAATGTCTTCCTCCCGAGGGTAGTGCAGAAATAAAGGAAGTGGTACCTGGAACAGAAGTTAATAGAGTTTATAGTTGTATAAAGGCCGAAGAAGGTGAGACTATTGGTTACAGAACAACTGATTTGGTTTATGCTGGTGACTTGATTGCAAATGTAGGAGAGTCAATTACTTCTGTTCTTGATAAGATTAAGAATATGCTTGGTGATTATGAATATTTCTACAATCTTGATGGACAATTTGTATTTCAAAGAAAAGAAATTAGTTTACAACATCCTTGGAATCAATTGAGTTCACTTAATGCTGATAATACAGAACGATATGTAGATTTATATAAAGACAATTATGCTTATAGTTTTGATGAAAATCAAATTGTAACTTCAATGTCAAACACACCTGCTATTTCAAATGTAAAGAATGATTTTACAGTTTGGGGTGAAAAGAAAAGTAGTTCTGGTAATACAAAGATACCAGTACATTGTAGATATGCAATTGATATAAAGCCAAAAAGATATAAAACTGTCGGTGAAAGAAATCCTGACACTACAAGCGATCAAAAGTGGATAAATCAAGTTGTTTATATTACTGAAGACTACGAAGGTCCTGATAAACAAATTGGTAAGGTTAGAGACTGGCGTGAACTGATTTATCAAATGGCTTTGGATTATAGAAAGCATATGCACGATGCTGCTACTCCAGACGCTGAGTTCAACTATATAGATGAGCTTCTTCCAGAGATCGCAAAGAATAACCCAGAATTTGAAGGTGGTATTACTGGTTATGAACAATATTATGTTGATTTGGAAGGTTTTTGGAGATTACTTTATGACCCAGATTATCGCGGCTCGTACACTCCAGCTTATACAATAAATTCTTCAGATGCTTTTAATAAAGAAAGAGGAAAATTATATTATTTTGAAAATCAAGCCATGGAATTATACGACTATACGGCAAGTTATTACTACGCAAATGATAATAAAACTTCGTATGTATATGCCAATATTACAAATGAGTTAGATTTTAATGCTAATAAAAGAAATCTCTATAAACCTATATTAGCTTGGAATTATGACCCAGCCATATCCTATTTTTATTACACAGAAGAATATTATACAGGAGTGCTAGATGAATTTAGATATTGGAATAAAACCGTAATCAATAAACCCGAAGAATTAGTTTTTTGGTTTGACTTTATTGATGCAGAAAAGAATAGTGATTTGTCAAAATATGCAGTTAGAAATATTGGTTTAAGACAAGCACCGAAAAAAGATACTGCTGTTAAAGCGGTTTATTATAGAGATGTACCTAATGTTATTTTTGTATCTAATACCGATAAAGAAGAAATAGCAAAGTTAAGAGAACAAAACGAAGGTGGTTATACCATCTTACCACTTAATGAGGATATTATGGCCGCGTTCACATTGAGCGTACAGGGCAAGTCCGCAAAAGAAGAAATTGACTCTATGATTTATAACAAGGCTTGTTGTAATGAATCTATAACACTTAACTGTTTACCAATTTATACTTTAGAACCTAATTCAAAGGTTTATGTAAAAGATACCAAGAGTGGCATAAATGGCTCCTACTTGGCTACAAGAATGTCAATCAATTTAGCTTATAACGGTATGATGAATGTTACCGCTACTAAGATTATTGATAGAATTTATTAAGGAGGAAAAGGATTTATGGACAAAATGGAACTTATTCAGCAGATTTTTGAATTGTGTATTGTACCTCTTCTTGCGGTGCTCACAGGCTACATTGTTACGTGGATCAAAGCCAAGACCGCGGAGATTGAGCAGAACAAGTATACAGACTTGATTTCTGATACAATCATTCAGTGTGTTATTGCAACAAATCAGACTTATGTTGAAGCCTTGAAGAAGGAAGGTAAGTTTGATGCTGAAGCACAGGAGAAGGCTTTTGAAATTACAAAACAGGCTGTTCTCGCAGTTCTCACTAACCAGGCAAGAGATTTTATTGAGATGTCTTATGGTGATGTTGAGGCTTGGCTTAATCAGCAGATTGAAGCTACTATTAATACTTATAAAAAGGTATAAAAAAATGGGGTTATCCTTAATTGGATAACCCCTTATTTTTTTGCACAAAAAAAGAGGGAGACTAAATTAATAGTCTCCCTTAATTTTATGCTTTACCAAATGTTTGTTTAGCCCTCTCTTGAAGTAGTTTAAACAATTCATCTCCTTCATGATTTCCGCCTAAAGCTTTATAAGCATCATGGTCTTTTACTATTTGATCATATTCTTCTAAAGTTAAATCATGTTCTTGATTTAAAGCATTTCTACAATTCTGTTTAAATTCTCTACCTTGGATAGCCAACAAACCCAGTTTCAACTCAGAAAGGTTGGTTTTAAAACCTTCCATTTCTTTTTCTACTCTTTCGTCTTTCTTCTCAACATGTTCGGTTAAAGCACTAATCTGTTCACTAACCTTTTGGATAATTTCAGTTTTTAATGCTTCTTGTTCAGTTGCCTTTTTTTCTACTTCCAATTTAATGTAACGCTTACCGAAATAAGAAGCAAGACCAATAAAGGCTGTAAATAAAATCTCCAGCCAATATTTTAATAAAAACAACCCAATTTCTTGCCACATGGGTAAAGCCTCCTTGATTTCCAAATTCCTCTACATAGAATTTGGGTTTTACAAGAAGGCTCTTATTTTTTTATGTCCAATCGAATGTTTCGGGATTGGTCTTGATGTAGTGAATACCAATACATATTGCATCACATTCATCTTGTGTTGCCTTGACAGCATACGTATTAGCTACATACTCAGCTGCATTTTTCTTTTGAGTGGCTCTATCTGCACCTCTGATACCAAGAGTCGATTTCCAACTTGCAGCAAGGACTGCTTCATTGGGTATTTCAAGTTCTGTAAATGTTTCATACAAAACTCCAAAAACTTCTGCTAAAACTTTAAATGTTCTAACATTCTGTACTACATTAGTTTGAAGCTGAATATCTTCAAAAACAACTTCTGTAATTTCATATTTATCAATTAACTCAATAACCTGAGTTTTGATTTTATATAATCTCTCACCAATATCTGGATCGTCTACGCTTATTTTACCATGTGCTATGAGTTTATCCCCATTAAAAACTGCCCAACCGGTAATACGTGAACTTTGATCAAGAGCTAATAACTTACGCACCTGTTGATCCAAATCCGCCAATTCTCTCGCCCTCTGTCTTGTCATCATCTACAAGGAGATAAGGTTTTATGATGCCCTGGCCGATGCAACTACCTTTCTTTAAGAGAATAGGATATGGGGATAAGTTAGCAATTTGGAAAAAGATATGTCCTTCATTGTCAGGATTATTATAATAATCGGCATCAATAATTCCTACACCGTTAGCAAGAATAAGCCAATACTTCATAGGACAAGAACTTCTAACTGAAAGTTCAAGATATGTTCCTTCGTCTAATTGAGCTTTAATACCAGTAGGTACTAAAGTTGTACGAGCATTTGCGGCCTTGGTCAAATTTGCCATATCGTCTAGTGTAATTGGCCAAGCCACCCCGTTAGTGATCACCTCATTAACAAGGTCCGCAGTTATCTCATTAAGACCGGGAACTACCGTATCTTCTGCTACATAGAAATCATATCCGGCAGAGCCCTTTGTCTTACGAACTGGAATAATTATATTTTCATCATCAGCATACTTGCTGATTTTCTCAAAACGCATTAACGGAATCTCCTCTTGAATAAGTAACCTCTGTATCGTAGATAGGATCTTTTACGTCCTCAAATGCAATCTTCGCCTTAACCAATTGATACTCTTCCACGATCTCACCTTTTTGCTTAATGTACTTGGTGGTGTAACTGAAACTAACCAGCTCGCCGCAAGGGAGATCTTCGAGAGACTTTCTCAATTTTAAAGCTGCTTCTACTGTTGGTACTCTATATGTGTTTACAACTTCAATCAAATACTTTTCCATTTTAATTTACCTCTACTATAATATTGTTATTCTTAAAACCAAATGTTAATTCAGGCTTTCTTTCTAATAAACCACTAATATAAGCGTCATCACCAAAGAAATGAATTTTACCAATCTTATTTTGCAAGCAGAAATCTAAAGCCATATTGCCAAGATTTTCAATACCCTCAACCATAATTTTTTCTCCATTTGGAGCAACCATAACTTGAGTTCTTGCAAACATGTCAACACAACAAATTAATTGATTATCCATTGAACTCTACAACCCCCTCATCATAATTAAATAAATACATACAAATTGCACTATTAGAATCCTTTGGCTTTACCCAAATTTCAAGACCATTTCCTTCTTCTGTAATGTCACAAGCCTTAAGGTCTCCAACATTAATAAGGCAATCTTTGAAAACTTCATGGAACTTCTCAGGTGCTCCTTCAGTTCTCTTGAATAAAGTAAAGTATCCAATATCTTTACAATACATTAAGAAGTATGTTCCTTGTGGATTCCACTTCTTAATCACTCCCTCAACCTTACGCCAATCCATATTTCTTTGACTTGCCACAAGGTTTTTATTCATATCATAAAGTGAGAGTTTGAGGTCTGGGTTATAATCTACCCAGGCCTCGTTCTCATACATTTGATATTTCTTTTCATTTTCTATAAATACAATAGTTCCTTCACCAATTTGCTCAGGATTAAGAGAAGCTATTTCAGCACTTTCCTTTACATTGATTATCATTATAAATACTCCTTAAAATTTCTCATATTTATATTATAACATAAAATATTTATTTTTCAAAATTAAGGGGATGTTTCTTTCGCATTAAAACTTCTTGTATTTTGCCTTTATTAAAGGCAGTTGTATAATCACCTGTAAGATAGCCTGTTACTCTTCTTAATCTCTGGATGTTGGTACTACCACACTTTGGACAAGCTTCGTCTATCTCGCCGCAATGACCGCACTTCATACATGTATCACAAGGAACATTGATTGCAAAATAAGGAATATCATGATCCATAGCAAACTGTACTACTGCTTCAACCGCTGCCAAGTTATTACGATCCTGATCACTAAACTCTACATAAGTGATACAACCAGCAGAGCTATAACCTGTTAATTGACTCTCAATCTCAATCTTGTCGAATGGACTCATTCTCTTCCAAACCGGAACATGCATTGAGTTGGTGAAGAAGTCCTTATCACTTACTTCTGGTATTACACCATACTGTTTCTTAAACTTCTGCATAGCAGTATAGCAAAGGTTTTCAGCAGGAGTATAATAAACACCAAAATTGAGTTTGTACTTTTCTTTATATTCTGCACAAAGTGTTTTGAAAGTATTTTCAATTCTCTTTGCTACTTCCATACCTTTTTCAGTTGTATGGTCAGTGTTTAAAAGAATTTGAAGAGTTTCAGCAAGTCCTAACTGACCAATAGCAAGAGTACCATGCTTGAGTGCGGAACGTATACCCTCTTCTGGATTGTAACCAAACATTGTACCATTCTCATACATAAATTTTGCTGAACTTGGGGACTGAGAACATATCCACTCAAATCTTTCTATTAACATATCTCTTGCATCAGCTATTGCCAATTTAAGAATATCAATGAAAGTATCAATAATATCATCTTCTGTAAAATTATCTATCTTCTGTACTTCTTCCATAGCTTCCATAGCAAGAGTAGGCATTATGATAGTTACTGGGCAGATATTACCACGACCATCTTTCATCTGTTTGTTCTGGCCGGGAAGTGCGTTGATATCTGCACCATTTGCGGTTCTACATCCCATTGTTGAGAAGTATGTAGTTGGATCGTTTGGATCGTAACCAGCGTTACCGCTCCAATCTACATTAGCATAGTTAGGATAAAGTCTCTTTGCAGTTGACTTAAGTGCTAACTGGAATAAATCGTAGTTGGGGTCACCTTCTTTTCTATTTACACCCTTCATACATTGGAAAATACCGCAAGGGAAGATAGAAGTTTTATGTAACTTTCCCAAACCTTCAAGAGATACTTCAAGTAAAGCTTTGATTACCATTCTACCTTCTGGGAGAGTACAAGTACCATAATTAATAGAGGTGAATGGGAGCTGATTGCCTGAACGAGATTGAAGTGTATTCAAGTTGTGATACATACCTTCAACGGCTTGGCGCACTTCTCTTTCTGTCATATCTATTGCATATTGATATGCCTGTGGATAATTTTCTTTAAGACCGGGATAATCAAATCCAATTTCTTCATCAGATTTAAGTAAGTCCTCTAACGTTGCATCTGGACGAGCAACATATTTACAACCATCTTTTAAGTGCTTTTTAAAACTCTTTCTTACATAAGGAACCATAGTCCAGTCTAAGTGAGTTGCGGAAACACCTCCGAATTGCTGCAAGGATTGAATTTGGAATATTACAGCAACTAACTGGAAAGCTGTATTAACACTATTTGCTGGGCGCACATCTGTCTGTCGGGTATTAAAACCTTCAGCCAATAACTTATCAAATGGAATTGAGAGACAATTGTGCATACCAACTGCGTAACTGTCCAAATCGTGAATATAAATTCTATTGTTTAAATGGTTTTCTTTAGCCATTTTAGATACGATATAATCAAGGGCATATTTTTTAGTCATAACACTTGAAGCTTCACCAATTCTTCCGCCGAATGAATGCTCGTCAACATTCGCATTTTGATTCTGAACATTACGTGCTTCAAGTTTTTCACCAATAGCATCAAAGAAGGTAGATTGTGTTTCTCTTGCAACTTCTTTCTTATAACGGTATCTAATGTAAGCTCTTGCTACATCTGGTCTTTCTGAAACCATTAATTCAAGTTCAACCCAGTCTTGAATAGCTTCAACTCCAACCGGAGTTTTACTCATTCGTATTCTTTTTTCAATATCGGAAGCAATTTCTTTTGCAGTATCTTCTTCATAAAGTTGTCCATCAACTTCTATCATAGCACTATTTACTGCGTCAATTATCTTTTGTCTATCAAAGGAAACTTCTTCACCATTTCTTTTTATAATTTTCAACATATTATCTCTCCTCCTTTTTTGGTATCATAAATAATATGAAAATTATTTAATTAAATTTGTCCAATTTTGGCCTGTAATTTTTGTGCGGCGTGGCTGATGACGTCAACAGCATGATCTAATTCATCATAATCCTCATTGTTTAGTACATTGTGATGAAAAGGTAAGTCCGCAAAATCAGCTTTATCTGTTTTATATCTTCTAAACACTTCTTCAATATCGGGATTGTTTTCTCTTTTAAGTTGTCTAATAAGTCTAATCTTATCTGACGCTTCTATTAAGAAAACATACAATTCAATATCTTTATGTAACATTAAAGATTCTATGCCCTCTGGATTATAAACCCCAATATTTACCTTATCCTTAACCAAACTCTTCAATGGCGTTCCATAAAACCAGTTATTGAAGCAACTTGCTTCGAGCATCTTATCATTTAAAACTTCTTCTGTAAACTGGTCAACAGTATAGAAGTGATAATCTACTCCATCTTCCTCGTTATCTCTCATAGGGCGAGTAGTACATGAGATGATTTTGTTCAGCTCATGATTCTCCTCACAGACGGCCCGCAAGATAGTATCCTTACCACTACCGGCCTGTCCTATAATTGCTATCATTTTGAAAGGTTTCTCAGATTTTTCAGCCATTCTTTTATCTCCTCTGTTGGTATATCTTTTTCCATTTCTAAAACTGGAAGTAATAAGCAATCTAATAATTCATGTGCTTCTTTTATGTATTTTTTGTCAATTTTGTTGATGATGATGATCCCGTTGCCGGGAACATCAATCATACTGAGACAGGCGAATAGGAGGGCTTCATAGAGAAGATAACAATTTCTTTCCATATCATCATACTCATTCATCTTCAGCTTCTCCTTGATAACGCTCGTGTCTTAAAATCAAATCACCATCTTTTTCAATTTCATCAATCTTATACAAATGATGTCCACCAGATGATGCATACTTCTTAGCAAAGAACTCTTCTCCAGTTCTTATACCTTGTACTACTATTTTACTTCCTCTATTGAACCAAGACTTTTCTTTAATTGTCTTAGTTCCATCGGGGTTCCTTACTGAGATTTGCTTGTCATATAAACTAAACAAACCCTTTGACATTTTTACTGTTACTACTCCTGTCGGGGTCAAAAGTGACACAGTGGACTTGTTCTTGTCCTTCGCGATGCAAGTGCCGCAAATCTTCTTAAGAACAAACATCTTAATCTCTTTATCACCCTTTACAAAAGTCCTATCTACTACTGGGTCTTCTGGCATACTAAAGAAGTCTGCAAAACTATACTTTGCTGCATTTACTCTTGACAATGGATGCTCATGATAATAGAAACACAATGCATCCATTTCCCAATCCGATATAGTTCCTTTTGCATATTTATTCCAATCATCCAAGAAGATTAACTCATTTAACTTAATCAAAGTTTCTTCTTTATTTTTACTTAACCAATCTCTTAATGTGTTCATATACTTCTGGTATACATTATCCCAAGAAGTTTTACTTATTATAAAATCTTGGTCAACTAAATTATCTGCTCCAATTTCAATTAAGAAATTAATCGCTCTTTCGTCAAGTTTATACTTATCAGTTCCAAACTTACACATAGCTTTTAAATATCTATTAAATTCAAAAACTCTAACCGCAAGTTTCATATCTGCTTCTTCTGTTGGCACAAGATTATACTTAATCAATCCCGCCA